TATATTTTCCATTAACAAACATTCTTTTTGGATTAGTTGTAGGATTAGTTTTAGCAGACCAAGTATTACTACTATTTCTACAATCTCTACAATAAGACTGTCCTATATTTATTCCATTTTTTATATGCTTTTGATATTCTGATAAAGGTTTATCTGTATTACACTTGTTACAGTGTTTAATGTGTGTCATACCAACTATCTCCTATTTTATATTCGCCATCTAAAGGACAATTAAGATTCAATACTCTAGCTGTTTCTTGTATCGCTTCAACTCCAAGCTGTCCTACTTGTTCTGCTTGTTCTTCAATTACTTCTAACTGCCATTCATCATGAATATTTGCTACAAATTTTGCGTTCAATTCAAGTTCTTTTATGCGGTTATAAAATAAAACAAGAGCAGTCTTCATTATAATTGCGCCTCCTCCTTGAAGAAGAGTATTCAAAGATGAGTATACTTTTCTTATATGTATAAGCCTACCATCTAGTGCTTTAAGATGTTGTCGCGTTTGTGCTGCTCTTTCAACAGAAGATGTAAGATTTCCAAGCGAGGGTAAATTGCGGATAAAACGAGTTCTAAGTGCTGCACCTGCTTTAGCATTTCCCCCAACCACGCTTCCAATTTTAGCATCTCCTGCCCCGTAAATGAGGGCAAAGATGAAAGATTTACTCGTACTTCGTGATCTAAGTCCAGCAAGAGTTTGATTTGTGCTGTGAATATCTCCGTTGACGATTTCATTTATGTATTCCTTATTTTTCATATAGTGTGCCAGTACTCTAAGCTCTAAACTAGAAGCGTCTATACCTACTAACTTATATCCTTCTGGTACTGTCCAACATTCCCTACATTCTTTTCCGTAAGGTTTATTAATACTAGGCGTTTGAGCAACGTTGGGATTTCGATGCGTCATTCTTCCTGTGATAGCCCCGTTAGGTATAACAAAGCCGTGTACTCTACTGTCTTTAGATAACTCTAACCAAGACGATACTTGAGCTACTCTTTTTTGTAGCATCATAAACTCAGCTATAAGTGTTGCTTCAGGTATGTCCTTTACTTTTTCTAACGTAGTTTCATCTACAATAGGCTGACCAGTAGGAGTAAATTTATTAGGTTTCCACCCAAAGTCTATCAAGTATTCACCAATCTGTTTCCTACTGGCTAAGTTAAACTCTGTCCACTTTTGCCTCATAAAAGGTTTGAAGTTAGAAGTTCTTAAACACTTAGACATTTCTTCATTAGATAAGCCTACCTTAGAAAGCGTTCCATCCTTTTTTAACTTAGGCGAAACCAGTTTATCGTCTACCCATTTAGGTTTAAATGTTTCATGTACTTTCTTTTCTATTTCTACCATCTTTGAATTAAGTCTAGCTGAAAGCATAGTAGCTTTCTGTTCGTCTAGCATAAAGCCTTTAACTTCTTGCTCTTTAATTATCTTAGCTACTGAATGTTCAAGATCAATAGACTCTTGACTAAACTCTTCTACTTGTTTGAGTAAAGCATAATAAATATCTGCGTTTAATTCTACATCCTGTATACAATACTTACCCATTTCTTCTGTATATTCATCCCAACTATCAGGTTGTTTTGCTTTTCTTTTTTCTGCATCGTTAGGATAGAGCAAGTAACCCCAATTATCTAAACTGTGTCCTCCTGTAAGGACAGGATTAACTAAGCGGGATACTACTAAGGTGTCTTCAATATGGTTAGTCAAGGTAACATCGAAATGTTTTTTAATAACAGGGATATCAAAGCCTATAATGTTGTGGCCTATTAACACATCAGCACTGGTTAATATATCTACTGCTGCCTGTAAGTTATCAGGGGGAAACAGTTGTGTCTCACCCCCAATTACTTTGGTTACTATACAGTGTATTGTGTTCCCTTCTAATCCATCTGTTTCTACATCAAATATTACTTTCTTAAAACGGTGATGAGCTATTTGATTGGGGAGAGAGATCAAGGTCTGTTTCATAAAGTCTTCCTGTATTTATATTATATTTTAAGCTACAAGCTAATCCAGTATCCCCTGTGTATCTAGATTTTAAAACTCGTACTCTTGTTGTGTTAGCTTCTTCTGGATCATCTGCCTGTTGATTTCTTTCTAAGGCTATTACACAATCTGATAGTTGTGATATTCCTTGTGATCCTTTTAAGTGAGATAAAGATACTTCAATACCTTGCTCGTGTCCTTTCTCACCTGCTGCTCTTCTAAGATGAGATACCAGTATCATACCTACACCTGTTTCTTCTACTAAAGATCTAAGACGATTCATTAAACTATCAATACCTCTTCTTTCATCGCCTTCTGTCATTACATTTACAAGCATATGTAAGTGATCAACTACTACCCATTCACATTCACAGCCTACTATAATGTATCTAAGTTTAGAAAAGATCTCATCAATATTAGTTGCACCTAAGTGCGCGTGGATAAACACTCTACCATCTTCAATTACATTGTCAAATAAAGTTTCTAATTGTTCACTACTATAGTTGTTTCTTTTCTCAGCTAAATAGATTCTATCGTTAGCTTCGATAGATACTATTCCGTCAGCAGTTCTAAGCCAGTTCTCTTCTAGAGCTACAATGCCTACATTATCTGTAGTGTTTTTGATAAGCCAATGTTCTAGTTCTCTAGTCACACTAGACTTACCTAAACCAGTACCTCCAGTAAGAGTAACTAACTCTCCTTTGCGCATACCGTAAAGTTTATCATTTAAACCTGACCACGGATAAGGTACGCTTTCTTTATCTTCTCGTTGTAACCAATCTGTTTTTTTACTAGATAGTTCTAGGATACCTGATGGTGTATATGTTTTAGCTTCCCACCAGGCTTTTGTAAACTCTTCAAACTTCCCTTGTTTAAGCATATCATTAGCATCTTTAAAGCCTGTAGGAAAAGAAAGTATCTTAGTTTTGTTAGGCTTTAATATGCGGGCTATCTTCTTGGCCGCATCTTGTCCTGCCTTATCATTATCAAATGCAAGCACTACGTTTTCATAAGCTTCTACAAACTCTATGCTGTCTCTTATATCTTTGATTGCAGATGAAGCTCCTCTAACAGAAACAACGGCCCACTTACCTCCAAACATTTGATGGACTGCCATAGCATCGCACTCACCTTCAGTAATAGTTAAGTATTTACCGCCTGTATTTCTATACAACTGCTCACCAAATAATCCTGTGCCTTCAAAGTTACCGTTAGAATAAAACTTTTTAGTATCTATCTCTCTAGTTTTAGTAGCTGCAATCTCGTTATTATTATAATAAGGATACACGTGCTTATTGGGGCTAGATAAAACCCCAAAAGTTTTAGCAGTTTTAAGACTAATCTTCCTGTCTTCAAGAGCATTGTATGATCCTTTATAAGAATATAAAAAACTATTTTTATCTGTAGGTAAAAAACTTACTGAGGATTTATTATCTATAATGCCAATTTTTTCTGGTGATGTTCTAGTTTCACAACCAAAACAATAAGTATGCCCATCACTATATAAACTATTGTTATCTTTACTGCCACAGGCATCACAAGGTATGTGTTTTATAAAAGTACTTTCTGTATTCAATGTTATTCCCCAAATATTTTAGTTAATAAAAAAGCTAGACACCTCTTAATCTATCTTCATAATTCGTACATTATGTTAAGAAATGCCTAGCTTTGTAACACGCTTAGTTATTAGACTTAACTGCTTCTGCTTCCTCCTCTTTTGGTTTAGCATCAGCATTAACAATAGCTATGATTCTGCTTGAAAAGAAATTAAGACTAGCATCTATCTCTTCCATATCAAGAGCTAACGTTGCTTTCTTTTGATTAAGTCTTTGTATCCTACCAAAGATACCTTGTGCTTCTTCTGGTAAATCTTCTACCGAAATCTGCACATCATCAATAGTAATAAAAGGTTTCTGTTCATCGGCCATACTAAAACTCTCCTTCATCATACATACCTGCACCATCAGGCTCATTGTATTCTACTAAGTCTAGTAGTTGGATAGCTCGTAAGTCTCTACCTTTACCTGCTTTACCTTGATAGTTCCAAGCGTACTCACCGTACTGTACTTTTACTAAAGAACCGTTACCGATCTTAGGTAAAGTATCAACACGTTTACGCTCTTCATTAACAAGAATAGGTCTAGTGTTTTGACCACCACCTTTCTTATCTACATTTCTTTTGAAGTGAACAAACCTACCAAAGTCTTTTTCTTTTATAGGATGTCCTCTGTTTTCAAACTCAGTTAAAGTTTCGTCATCTAATACTA